ACCCAGGCAGCGACCCAGGCCACCCAGGCGGCATCGACCGCAGCGGGCTCTGTCCAGCAGCTGCCCGGCATCTTCGGGGCGTTCCAGGGGGGCCTGTCCTCCATCTTCGGGGGCTTCCAGGGCGGGCTCGGGGGGCTGTTCAGCTCGCTGACCTCCGGCCTCGGGGGGCTGTTCAGCAACCTCATGTCCGGCCTCGGCAACATCTTCTCCTCCATCTTTGGGGGTGGAGGCGGCGGGGGCTTCCTCACGAGCCTGATTGGTGGTATATTCGGTGGTGGTGGCATCGGGTTTGCTACCGGCGGCGGCTTCACTGTTGGGGGCGGCGGCGGTGTTGACAGCCAGCTGGTTCAGTTCCGGGCGAGCCCGGGCGAGCGGGTGGAGGTCAAGCGGCCCGGTGAACAAGAAAACGGTGGCGGGCAGCGCCAGCAGATTGTGTTCAACATCCAGACGCCCGATGTGGAGGGCTTCCGCCGGAGTGAATCACAGATCGCAGCACGCCTCGCCCGCATGGCACAGAAGGGGAGGCGCAACCTGTGAGCTTTCATGAAGTCCAGTTCCCGGCTGACATCAGCAAGGGCTCCTCGGGAGGCCCCGAGCGGCGCACCGACATCGTGACGCTCCGCTCGGGCTTTGAGGAGCGGAACACCATCTGGAAGCACTCGCGCCGCAAGTATGACGCCAGCCTGGGCCTCCGGTCCCTTGACGACCTCCACGAGGTCCTGGAGTTCTTTGAGGCCCGCTCCGGGCGGCTCTATGCGTTCCGGTGGAAGGACTGGGCTGACTACCGCTCCGGCCCGCCCCGGCGCACGGTGTCCTCCTCTGACCAGCTCATCGGCGTGGGCGACGGGACCCAGACCGCGTTCCAGCTGGTCAAGCGCTACAGCTCCGGGGGCGTTGAGTATGTCCGCGACATCCGCAAGCCGGTGGCCGGGACGGTGCTGGTTGAGGTGAACGGCGCGGCCCAGAGCGAGGGCAGTGACTACACCATCGACCTCACCACCGGCATCATCACCTTTGCGTCCCCTCCCCCGAACGGGGATGACGTCAAGGCGGGCTACTGGTTTGACGTCCCGGCCCGCTTTGACACGGACTACCTGAGCATCAGCGTGGACGCCTTTGAGGCGGGCGCGGTCCCGGCCATCGACATCCTGGAGGTGCGGGTGTGAAGTCTGTCCCCGGCCCCCTCCAGACCCACCTTGAGAGCGGGACCACCACCATGGCCCTGTGCTGGAAGGTGACACGCACTGACGGGCTTGTCCAGGGCTTCACCGAGCACGACTGTGACCTGACGTTTGACAGCACCACCTTCCTCGCCCGCTCCGGCTTCACGGCCACCGCCATCACGCAGAGCCTCGGGCTGGCCATCGACAACCTGAACGTGGACGGGGCGCTCAGCTCCGACACGCTCAACGAGGATGACCTTGCCTCTGGGCGCTATGACGATGCTGAGGTGGAGCTCATCTGGGCCAACTGGGCGGACGTGTCCCAGCGCATCACGCTGTCCCGGGGGCACCTCGGGGAGATCAAGCGGGAGGAGACGGCGTTCAGCGCTGAGTTCCGCTCCCTGGTCCACAAGCTCGCCCAGCAGACGGGCCGGAGCTACCAGCGCACGTGTGACGCCAAGATCGGGGACAGCCGGTGCAAGGTCAACCTGGAGAGCGCTGCCCACAAGGGGACCGGGACCGTCACGAGCGCTGCCGGGCGCAACATCGTGGCAACCGGCCTCGGGGCGTTCGATGACGGCCACTTCACCCACGGCACCCTCACCTTCACCTCGGGCGACAATGACGGCCTGTCCTTTGAGGTCAAGTCCCACGCGGGCGGCAACATCACCCTGTGGAACGCCCCGCCCTCCCCTGTGGTGAGCACCACCACGTTTGAAATCCGGGCGGGCTGCGCCCAGGATATGTGGACGTGCCGCGACAAGTTCAACAACATCAAAAACTTCCAGGGCTTCTATGACATCCCGGGGCAGGACGCCATCCAGCGTGTCGCGGTCCAGGGGCAAGCCGTGTTCGACGGGGGGAGCCTGCGCGATGTCTCCAGCTGACGTCACCGCCACCGCCCGGGCCTGGATCAGGACCCCCTACCACCACCAGGCGTCCCTCAAGGGCATCGGGTGCGACTGCCTGGGCCTCCTCCGGGGCGTCTGGCGTGAGCTCCTGGGCGAGGAGCCCGAGAAGGCCCCGGCCTACAGCCCGAGCTGGGATGAGGTGAAGCCCCAGGAGCACATGCTGCGCGTCTGCCATGCCTACCTCCGGCCCGTCCCCCTGGACTGCCGGGAGGAGGGCACTGTGCTGGTGTTCAGGATGGTCAAGGGCTCTGTGGCCAAGCACTGCGGCATCGTGACGACCGACAACCGGATGGTCCACGCGCTCCAGGGCCGGGGCGTCGTGGAGGTGTCCCTGGGCCCCTACTGGGACCGGCGTGTTGCTGGGGCCTTCGCCCTCCCGGGGGTGAACAATGGCTAACGTCCTCCTCACGGTTGCCGTCAACGCGGGCCTCTACTTCCTCAGCCGGGCGCTCGCGCCCACGATCAAGCAAGAGGGGCCGCGCCTCAAGGACGCCCAGATCACGTCATCCATCGAGGGCATCCCCATCCCGCGCCCGTTCGGCTACATGCGCATGGGCGGCAACCTCATCTGGGCCACCAACTTCACTGAGACCAAGACCACCACCAAGCAGGGCGGCGGCAAGGGCGGCGGGGGCGGCGGCACCCAGGTCACCAACTACACCTATGACTGCAGCTTCGCCATTGCCTTCGGGGAGGGCAGCCCAACCGTCCAGCTCGGGCGCGTCTGGGTTGACGGCAAGCTCCTGGACCTGTCCAAGCACACCGTCCGCTTCTACCCCGGGAGCGACACGCAGGAGCCGGACACCTTCATGGAGGGCGTGGAGGGCGCGGGGAACGTCCCGGCCTACCGGGGCACCTGCTACCTCATGTTTGAGCGCTTCCAGCTGGAGGAGTATGGCAACCGCATCCCCCAGGTCACGGCGGAGATCATCAAGCCCCTGGACAGCGTGGGGCCGGATGACCTGGAGGAGCTTCTGGAGGGCGTCTGCCTCATCCCGGCCTCGGGTGAGTTCGCCTATGCCACAGAGAGCTACCTGCGTGACGATGGGCGCGGGGGCGTGGTGGCGGAGAACGTCCACAACAGCGAGGGCATCCCGAACGCGGTGCGCTCGCTGGACCTCCTGGAGCAGAGCGCCCCCAACATGGGCACCGTCCTCCTCGTGGTCAGCTGGTTCGGGGATGACCTGCGCATTGGCAGCTGCACCGTCCGGCCCAAGGTGGAGTTCCAGCAGCAGGCGGGCTATGAGAGCGACCCGAGCCGTGTCCACTACATCGGGGGCACGGACGGCGGCATGATCACCATTCACAACGACCGGGGCGCGACCCAGGCTGTGGACGTGGTCAGGACGGCGGACGGCGCGGTGCTGTCCAGCCTGTCCATCGGCGCAGGCAACAGCGTGGACTACACCTTCACTGAGACCTCTGAGCACACGATCCTCGGGGTGCTCAGCGCGGGCGGGGCAGCGGACAGCGACGCTGAGCTCCGGGTGGACGTGTTCCGCAATGAGGTGGTGTTCCCGGCGGACTGGAAGGTGACGGGGCTTGTCCGCAACCAGGCGATGGAGGTGAAGCGCCTCCCGAGCGGTGACCTGGCATACGGCGGGACGCCCTCTGACGTGTCCATCAAGGAGATCATCCAGGACATCAAGAGCCGGGGCTGGCGCGTCATCTTCTACCCCTTCATCCTGATGGACCAGCTGGAGGGCAACGGGCTCCCGGACCCCTACGGCGGCGCTGAGCAGCCCCCGCTCCCCTGGCGCGGGAGGATTACCTGCCACCCTGCGGCTGGGCAGCCCGGGACTGTGGACAAGACCTCTGCGGCCGCAACCCAGGTCAGCAACTTCTTTGGACCGGCGGCTGTGGCCCACGTCCCGGCGGGCTCTGACGGGCTCCCGGCCTGGACCGGCTCCGCCTCTGACTGGGGCTACCGGCGCATGGTCCTCCACTACGCCCGCCTGTGCCAGATGGCCGGGGGCGTTGACGGCTTCCTCATCGGCACCGAGCTCAGGGGCATCACCCGCATCCGGGACAGCGCCACCAACTTCCCGGCGGTCACGGCCCTGCGGACGCTCGCGGCTGACGTGCGCTCCATCCTGGGCTCCGGGCCCAAGATCGGCTATGCGGCGGACTGGTCTGAATACAGCATCTACAACCCGGGGGACGGGACGGGGGACGTGTTCTTCAACCTGGACCCGCTCTGGGCTGACAGCAACATCGACTTCATCGGGGTGGACAACTACGCCCCCCTCAGCGACTGGCGTGACGGGACCAGCCACCTGGACTATGACGAGGCGGCGGGCATCACCAACCCCTACAACATGAGCTACCTCAAGGGCAACATCCTCGGGGGCGAGGGCTATGACTGGTTCTATGCGTCCGCGAGCGACCGCGAGAACCAGGTGAGGACGCCCATCACTGACGGGGCCTACGGCAAGCCCTGGGTGTTCCGCAACAAGGACTTCCCCAACTTCTGGTCCCGCCAGCGCTACAACCGGCCCGGGGGCGTGGAGAGCGCGAGCCCCACCGCCTGGGTGCCGGAGAGCAAGCCAATCTGGTTCACTGAGTTCGGCTCGCCCGCCATCGACAAGGGACCCAACCAGCCCAACGTGTTCTTTGACCCCAAGTCCTCTGAGAGCGCGGTGCCCTACTTCTCCAACGGCAAGCGTGACGACCTCATCCAGCGCCGCTACCTGGAGGCAATGTATCAATTCTGGCGGGACAACGGCGGGGCGATGCTGAACACGGCGGACATGTTCGTGTGGACCTGGGACGCCCGGCCCTACCCCGAGTTCCCCTTCAGGAGCGACGTGTGGACTGACGGGGAGAATTGGCGGCTGGGCCACTGGATCACGGGGCGTCTGGGCATCATCCCGCTCGGGCTCCTGGTGGAGCACATCTGCAAGCTCGGGGGGCTGACCTCCTCCGACATCGACACCACCGGCCTGTTCGGCTCGGGCGGCATCGTGCGCGGCTACGTGGTGGACAAGATCATGAGCCCCCGGGACATGCTGGAGCCGCTCATGGCGGCCTACAGCTTCGACGGCTTTGAGAGTGAGGGCAAGGTCAAGTTCAACCTCAAGTCCAACTCCCTGACCGTCCCCATCACGGTTGACGACCTTGTGTCCACCGAGAAGGAGATGGGCGGCTACAGCCTCGTGCGTGGCCAGGAGACTGAGCTGCCTGCCGTGGTCAAGCTCGCCTTCTATGACGAGCAGAATGAATACAACCAGGCAGCGGTGGACGGGCGCAAGCTCACCGGCAACAGCCTCAACGTCCAGTCAGTGGACCTGCCCATGGTCCTCACCACCGAGTTCGCCCGCTCCCTGGCCGACATCATGATCCATGAGGCCTGGGAGGGCCGCGACCGGGGCGAGGTCAACCTGCCCAACAGCCTCCTCCGGGTGGACCCGGGGGACGTGATCCGCATCACCATCAAGGGCCGCGAGTTCAACCTGCGTGCCACCAACCTTGAGTCAGGTGAATACCGCAAGCTGGAGGTCCAGGGCTTCGACCAGTCCGTGTTCGATGAGCTGGACTATGGGGGCGGGACCGGGACCACCGGCAGCATCGCGGTTGTCGGGCGCTCTGTGGTGGAGCTCATGGACCTCCCGCTGCTGACCGGCGCTGAGTCAACCCCCTGGGCTCCCCGCGTGGTGGCCTACCAGAGCCCCTGGCCCGGCGCGGTCAACGTCTATGAGAGCGACCTGAGCGGGGGCTTCATCCTCAACACGCAGGTCCTCCTGGAGGCCGCAGTTGGTGAGCTGGTCAGCGAGCTTCCCCGGGGGCCGCTCTACCGCTGGGACAACGGGACGCAGATCACCGTGGACATGTATGGCAACGACCAGATGCTCAGCGCCTCTGAGGCGGCGGTGCTGGCTGGGGCGAACGCCATTGCCGTCCAGAACCAGACCGGCGGCTGGGAGGTCATCCAGTTTGTGACGGCCCAGCTTGTGGGCACCCGGCGCTACCGCCTGAGCAAGCTCCTCCGGGGCCAGCTCGGGACTGAGGTGGAGATGCGGGACCCGGTGCCCGTGGGCAGCCGTGTCGTGTTCATCGACGCCACCCAGCTGGTGCCCCTGGACATCACGGTGAGCGCCCTCAACAGCCCCCTCGCGCTGCGCTACGGCCCTGCCTCGCTCCCCGTGAGTGACGCCCGCTACCAGGATGAGACGGCTGTCTTCAGGGGCGTGGGCCTCCAGCCCTATGCGCCTGTCCACCTGCGCGCCCGGCGCTCGGGCTCCAACATCACCCTGTCCTGGGTCCGGC